TGATTGCAAGTTACCTGCAAATGGCAGGCTATCCGGCATTAGGACAGGAGGAAATAAAAGGTGAAAGTTAGAGTGATGATGGGTGATGGGGGCGGCGATAGGGAGTATGAAGCGCACGAAGTAAGCGGAATAATAGACGCACAAGAAGAATACCTGCTTGTACTGAAAGAACCAAAACACGGGGAAATCATTGAAAGAGTGCGGAAAGATTACTTTTATCTGCTGATAGATGAAAGGCGAGGTGATTAAAGTATGGAGATACCAAAAGCGGCAATGAGGGCAACTAATAACGCAATACGGGGATATATCCCACACAGCGGCGTTGTTTCTGCCGGGGCAAAGATTATGGCACGGCAGCAGTCGAAAGAAAAAAAAGCAGGGAAGCAGCAAGAAGAAAAAGCGGGTACGGCTGACAGAGATAAACAAGGGAAGCGGGAAACCTGCGCTTTGCCTGAATGTAACGGTCAATCAGGCAGCAAAGAAATTGTATGACTATGAGGAAACAGGGCTTGCGCCGTATGAAGTGCGGGTGCTGATAGAGAGGGAAAGGGCATTGACAGAACAGGTGAAGAAAATGCAGGACTGGTAAAAAGAAAGGAAGTGGGAAAGTTGTACCTTTTGTACAAGGTTTTCTATAAAGGCAGCGAGGGGGAATTTATTGCCTATTTAGGGAGAACAAAGCAGAGGATAAACTCAAGACTGCGGGGGCATTTCAAACAGCTTCCAATGCACAAAATGATAGATATATTTTCGGTTAGCAGAATTGAAGTGGCAGAGTGCAGAACGGAAGCAGATATGTTTCTTTATGAAATCTATTACATAAACAAATACAAGCCAACGCTGAACAAAGATGATAAGTCAAAAGAGGAATTGACTATTGAACTGCCAGAACTTGATTTTAAGACGCTTCACAATGAGAAAATTATGGAAAAATGGAAAAGGGAGATTGCAGGAGAAAGGAAAGCGGCAGAAAGTGACGAAGACGAAGAATTTTTCTTGTAAAAGCGGGGTGATGGCATGGAAGTTGAAAAGTGCGTCATATGCGGCAAGGCTATTACAGAATGGGAGCAGGTATGCCCGGACTGCATGAGGATAGCGGACCAGGAGCAGCAGGGAACGGCAGAGGAATTGCGGGACATAGCAGACGTGTTGAGCATTACGGAGAACACGGACGGCAATATTAAAAAATCAATGGAAGCACTGCTGCGGATTGCAGGCAGGCTGGAAAGGAAAAAGAAATGAAGACAGAAAAAGAAAAGCCGCCATATCTGCCAAAGGTGGCATATGTACGGCTTCACATGGCAGGGAAGACAGCAAAGGATTACCAACAGGAGTTAAAAGGGCAGGGCTTCACATTCAACCAGTTTAAGCACATGGCGAAATCTGATGAATACTTTGATGGTCTGGAACTATGGGTGAGTATGTGGAACTATGACAATCACGAAAGCTGGCACTTATGGAACTGGAAAAAGGAAGATGATAACCGGGTTATGATGGCAATGTATGAAGCAGAGCAGTTCCACCCGTATGAACGGTACATAAATGATTTTGAGGGCTTCAAGGCTGACTGGGAAGCCGGGACCTATGACCCCGGCTGCACATTCACTTTCCCGCTGGAAGCGGTGGAGGTTATAGAAGTTGTACAGGAAGAAAAAGACAACACGGACCATGAGAAAGTAAGAAAAACAGTAGCGGCAGCGAAAGAGGAAGTTTTTCTGCAACGCAGCAAGGCAAGGGCAACAAAGAAGCAGCACAGGAAAAAGAAAAGAAGATAAGAGGGCGGCAGGAATGGGAAAGAAGCATTGTAGAAACAAATGGGAGGTATTGCAGAGGGTACGGCAGGAGAAGCAGCAGGAAGCCGGAAAGCCGCAGACTATTCTGCAAGGCAGGCTGAAAACAATAAACCAGCTTAGGCCAGCAATGGAAAAGGCAAGAAAGAAAATGAGGGAGGAAAAGGAAAATGCAGGTAACAGCATTTAGCGCAAAGTGTCCGTATGAAATTGGGGACAGGGTAAATGTAATAAAGGCGTCAGGTAGCAATAAAAACGGGCAGTTGTTTTCTGTTGGGGTGGCAACGATAACGGACATTGCCTGTACACATTATCTGAAAAGCGGGAAAGTTATTTTTACATATGAGCTTGACGGGTCCGGGAAGTATGCGCCACTTGTAAGCCCGCAGGAAGCAGGGCTGACCCGGTAAAAACATAAAACTTACGTAAGTATATACATATTGCACAAATATACTTACGTAAGTTTGTGCAGTCTGCCTATTGCGATTATACCTACGTAAGTATATAATAAAGACAGTTAAAGCAATAGAACAAACGGAGGTACAAAGTTATGATGTGGCATGAATTTGAAGAACTGGCAGGGTACGAGGTAAGCGAAGAAGATTACAGAAAGATAATTGAACCTATGTACATGGCAACCAGCCTGAATAAAACAGAATTTGTGAAAGTGATAGACAGGAAAAGATTTGCACTGAAAACGCTGGAAGAAATGAAAAGCGAAATGAAAGAAATTGCAAAATATCTGAAAGAAACCTGCGAACACTTCACGGACTATGAAGCAAAAGAAAAGCTGGAAAAACTTGCAGAGGAATACAAAAACAGGATTGCGCCGCAGGGCGGTTTCTTAGTCAACACAAGATACACGCTGGAGCATTTGGGAAACTGCCGGGGGTGCAGTTATCCGGCAGAAATAGAGATTTTCAACAGTAAGTATCATACAGTGGAGAAAATCAAAGTTGCATAGAGGGAAGCACCGGGAGCCGCAAGGGGCAGCAGGCGTGAAAACCTGCAAGGCGGGTTCGATTCCCGCCCGGCGCATTGCTGGGAAACAAAAAATCATACCAGATACAAGGAGGAATGACACATGAAAACTATTTCTATTATCAACCTGAAAGGCGGGGTTGCAAAGACAATTTCAAGCGTCAATGTGGCGCACATACTGGCAGCAGTACACGGGTACAAAGTTCTGATAATTGACAATGACAAGCAGGGGAACGCTTCAAAAATCATGAACCGCCACGGATATGAAGCACCGGGAGTGGCAGAGGTAATGACGGACAGGGGCATTGACATGGCGGCAGTCATTCAGCACACAGACTATGAGGGGCTGGACATTATCACAGCAAACATGAACCTGCTGACTGCAAACTTGACTGTCATGCTGGACCAGAGCCGCCCACAGCAGACACGTTTCAGAAAGGCGTTGCAGCAGGTAACGGGGCAGTATGACTATTGTATCATTGACAATGCGCCAGATATAAACATAAGCACGATAAATGCGCTTGTTGCGTCTGATGATGTACTTGTGCCGATTACCATTGATGATTTTTCACTTGACGGGCTGGCAGAGCTGAAAGAACAGATTGACAACACAAGGGAAGACCTGAACCCGGCATTGTGCTTCCGGGGCTGCTTTATCACACAGTATGACAGGACAAATGAAGCAGACCAGCAGGGGGAAGAATATCTGAAAACATTGAATGAATACCCGGTGTTTGATACACATATCAGGCGCACGACAAAGATGAAGCCTTGCACATTTGAAAGAAAGCCTATTCTTGTATATTCCAGCCGTTGCGGTGCGGCGCAGGATTACAAAGCGTTTGTAAAAGAATATCTGGAAAAGACGGCGGCAGCAGTACAGGAAATGTGACCGAATCGGACACGAAAAGGAGGGAAAGACAATGGCAAAGGCAAAGGAAAAATTTAATCTTACAGGCTTATTGAACCAGCGTTCTATGGAGCTGGCAAAGGCAGGGGCGGCAGAGGGAGAAAACCAGAAAGCCGGACGGCAGGAGGGGCGGCAGGAAGCCGGGGAAAATGAAATTGTGATGGTAGACATTGAAGACCTTGTGCCGTCAAAAGATAATTTCTATCACGTTGACGCTGATTTGAAGCGGTCTATTGAGCTTGTAGGGGTATTACAGCCCCTACTTGTAAACAAGCCGGAAAACGGCAAATACAAAGTCATAGCAGGGCATAGAAGACGGCTGGCGGTGATGGAGTTGGTCAAAGAGGGAAAAGAAAGTTTCCGCTTCCTGCCGTGCGTGTTCAAGAAAGAAGATGTTATGGACCGGCTGGCAATCATTATGGCAAACAGGTTCCGGGAAAAGACGGACTGGGAGAAAATGACGGAAGCAGTAGAAGCGGAAGAACTGGCAAAGGAGCTGAAAAAAGAATACAGCATAGAGGGCAGGACCCGTGAGCTGCTTTCTGAAATTACAGGAGTAGCAGAAGCACAACTGGGACGCTATAAAGCGATATATAACAATCTGCTGCCGGAGCTGATGGAAGAATTTAAGAAAAGCAATATCGTTGTATCAGTTGCGGTGGAGCTTTCCGGCATGGAAGAAGATATGCAGAGGAAAGCGGCTGACATTCTGCAAAGCGGCGGCACAATTTCCCTGCCGGACGTAAAGGAAATGAAAAAGCGGGCAGAGGAAGAAAAAGGAATACCCGGACAGATGGAGCTTGAACTTGAAACGGAAAACGGGCAGCAGGACGCACCAGAAGACGCAGGAGAGGGCGAAAACGGAGCAGAGGAAGAAATACACGGGGAAGCGGAAGAAAACGCCACAGAGGGCGCAGGAGAGCCGCAGGAAGAATATGTGGACCCGCAGCCGGACACGGTAACTTCTCTTTGCTATTCCTGCAACAATTACGAAACCTGCCATGAGAAGAAAAGCACGGTTACTTCCTGCAACGCTTACATTGACCGCAGGGAAGCGCAGAAGACAGATGAACAGCGGTACAATGAAGAACAGGCAGAGATTGACAGGCAGACAAGGGAAAAGCTAAGAGAGCAGCGGCAGGAAGAAAAAATGTCACAGCTTCCGAGTGACAGGAAAGCGAAAAAGCATGAAATAGTCATTGCGGCTGGCAAGTATGAGGAAATCACAAGCGGAAAATTGACTTTTCTTTTGCTGAAAAAGGACGGCTACAAAGAGGGGGAAAATATCTGGCTTGTAGAGCATGAAGACGGGAGCGCAACGGGCAGAAAGATTTGTGTCACAGTGCAGTATATATGGCAAGACTGGACTGGGCTTGATGATGATTATTGCATTATAGGCTTTAAGGTAGCGGAAGTGCTGGCAGAAGCAGCACAGGAAGCGGCAGGCGGGGCAGAACAGCCAGTGTTGTTGCCGGGAGCATAGGAGGAAATAGAAAATGTTTGGTTTTGTAAAGAAAAAAGAAGCCGGGACAGCAGAAGTTGTCCCGCAAAGCGTAGCGGAAGAAATGGGCTTGCGTGAATACGTAAGCGTTGACAGCCTAAAAGCACATTTAGTTGATATGATGGAAGAAAACAGGCGGCTAAAACAGGAAAAAGAAAATGAAAGAAAGTACCAGCAGAAGAAACTGGGAGAATGTGAAAAGGAAAAGGAGCTGGCACTGGTGACGGCTGATGAATGGAAAAAGCGTGCCGGGGAAAAGGAAACCGAAATAAAAGAGTTGAAAATGACCATAAACAAGCAGGACGAAAAAATCAGTGAATTGGAGAAAATGCAAAATCACTGGAAGTCGGAAGCAGAGCTGGCAAGGGTGGCAGCAGACAAGGTACATGAAAGAGCAAAGGAGCAATCAGACTGCAGGTACTGGCTGAAAGAAACGCTGGAACGGTACGGGGACTGGGAGAAAATCGCAAAGACGCAACTTGTAGATATTCTGAAAGCAGCAATCAGAGAGGAAAAGGAAAGGGAAAAAGATGGGAATAATTGAAGACTTGCAGGAAACGAAAAAGAAAGCTGAAAGAAACGGGAGCGCAAAGAAAGCAAAGTTCCTTGTGAACCGAAAGACATACAATGCACTTTGCAAGAGGGGAGCAGACAAGTCAATGCTGATAATATCAGAACTGGTAAAAGACGGGGATTGCGTAATGGTCAAGGAGAGTCCAAAAACGCAAAGCCCGGTTTTTCCTAAAAAGAAAACAGAGCAAAGGACATGGGAGCCGATACAGAAAAAGAAAGCGAAAAGGGCAACGAAGAAAAAACGGAAGTTTAAGAAGCGGAAGAAATGAAAAGTGAGGGCAACGCCTAAAAAGGTGCTTGCCCTTGCAGTGCGCAATAAGGAAAGGCGGCAGCAGTGCAAAGACAGCCGGAAAGACGGCGCAAAAAGTGTTTAGGAGGTAAAAGGAATGGCAGAAGTGACGGAAGCAATGGACAAAGCAAAGGTTATCAGGCTTTTAGAGTTCTTCCCGGATATTGACGAAGAAATAAGGGCAAAAAGAAGCGCAATAACTGACTTAGACCAGTGTTACAACACGGTATCTGGAATACAGTATGATGGTATGCCGAAAGGGAATTATCATGCAGGAAGCCAGACGGAAAACAGGGCAATGAATATCCCGGACTACATAAGAAAAGAAATCAAGATGTATCAAAGGGAAATTGAAATCTTGCAGAAAGTAAAAATTGAAATCATAAAGGAAGTGTCAAGGCTGAATTTGAAGCACAAAAAAATCATTTTTGGTTTTTATTTTAACTGCATGAAGTGGGAGCAGGTGGCAGAGCGCACAAATTACAGTGACAGGCAGTGTAAAAACATACGTGATGAAGCACTGGGAAAGCTGCTGGCAGGCTTCCAGAAAAACAAGGTGCTGACAGAATACGAAATAAGGGAATGAAACATTGCACGGAAATTCCCGTTACTGCCTGCTATAATAGACAGAAAGAAGACACTTTTTGACAAGCCGCTGGGCGGCAGAAAGACTTTGTTTCTGGAAATTACAAAGCCTATATTTTTTATCAATTCCGAAAAAACGGAAAGCAGAGATTTTGAAAACAAACGAAATGAGGTGAGAGCATGGGACGGAAAAGGAACCCGGAGAGGGACCAGAGCTTGCAGCGGTACATTGACAGCGGCGGTACAATGACGCTTGATGAACTGGCGGCGGCAGCAGGTGTCCCAAAGGCACGCATAAGCAAGTGGAAATCAGAAGACAAGTGGCAAGAAAGGCTGAAAGAAGCCCCCAAAAAAAGGGGTGGGCAGAGGGGAAACAAGAACGCCAAGGGGAGGACACCAGCAAAAGACGGCAATAAAAATGCAGTCACACATGGAGCATATGCAAAGGCTGGAATAGAAGACATTACGCCGGAGGAAGCGGAAAGAATAAAGCAGGCAATACAGGGGGACAGCATACAGCGTATGCAGGAAGAATTACAAAGCCTGCTGATACGCAAGGCATATCTGGAGGGGCTGCTAAAACAGTACACGGACCCGGAAGCAGAGGGGAAATATTACGTTGATAAAATAGTGCATATGGTAGTACCGAAAGGAATTGAGGAACAACAGCAGGAGCAGGAAACAGGCATTGAAACAGGGCAGGCACAAGACCCGGAAGCAGGAGCAGCAGGCGGCAGCAGTGAGAAGCTAAAGACTGCAATGAAGTCTATCATTAAAGCGAGTGCATTTGACAGGGCAATGAAAGTGGAAGCTGAACTGAACCGCCTGCATGGGCGCATTATAAAGCAGCTTGACAGCATGAAGTCATACGAGATGGAACAACAAAGACTGCAACTAGAAGAACGCAAATACAACCTTGCAAGGCAGAAGCTAACAGGCGAGATTGACATAGATAATGAAACGGAAGAAATCATTGACGAACCGACAACCGAAAGCGAGTAGGTTCTTTCAGCGTTTTGGCAGGGGTGCGGGTACAATGACGCCCGGGGCTTGCCTAGATATGATATAAAAAATCTCACTTCCGTTTCCGGGACAAAATTATGAGAGGGGGTGCCTTTTTTGAAAATGTATACAGCGGCGGCGGTGGCACGGCGGCTGGATATGACGGAACGCAATGTGCGTCTGCTGCGTGACAAAGGCGTGCTGACCGAATACAGGCCGGGGCTTTA